TTGTGTTATGTGGTTATTGTTAGTTACGGTAATCTTCCAGAACCGCCAGTTGCTATAATTGAATCAAACATATTGTCTGCATCATTCTTTTTAGGCATTGGTGGCTCTCCTTGGAGAACTCCTGCTGTGCGAGGAGCCTGCTTTGCCGCAGTTACCGCTTCCATTGTATCATTATTAGCAACGGATTGACCACTTTGCATTTGCCAAAGCTTTACTAGGTTATTTAAACCTACTTTTTCTTTTGGCTGTGTTGTGAACTGTAAAAAATCATTAATGGCATCATCTGACATTTTATATGTTCCTCTAAGCTCATTCACAGTATTCTGCATTTGCATTTCAGCCTTCATCTGTTGCTGTTGTTGGGATAACGCAGAGTTCAATCTCTGTTGTATCATGTTGTCAATTTGATTGTTAACATACTTACCTGATTCAGAGTTTTTATCTGTAAACGCATCCCAAGGATTGAAATCATCCTTAACTACTGTTGGCTCTGGTTGCTGTTGTGTTCTGTTTCCGGCTATACCATCTTCAAGAACCTGAACTAAATCAGGTCTCTGTTCCAATAGCTGTAGTATCTGAGCACCCTGTTGCAGTTTAGCGTTCTCAGCTTGTGACCGATCATACATAGACTGAAACTTTTTAGCCTCAGCTTCATAATCTACAGCAGGAACTTCTTCCTGTGCGGGTTCTTGAGTTTCAGCTACAAGCTGTGGGCCTGCTTGCTGACTAATGATATCCTCTTCAAAAGCACTATTAGCACTAGGCTGTTCGTTGGGGACATTCACTTCCTGTTGTTCTAGTGTTGACATAGTTTCTCCTTAGATGTCTAGGCTTCAGGAGCTGAACTGACTTTTCTCTGCACATCTTTTAGATTGCCTGTCAATTTCTCCAATTCTAGCTTCACCTCGTTTTCTAGTTTTCCACGTTGTACCCTTCTGTCTGCCTTAGATTGAGAATTGATTTCTGAAAGTCTAGTTTTAAACTTTTCAACCTCAACTCTCTTCCTATCGCTGACAGATTCTCTTTGGGCTGTCTGCAAGTCACCTTGCAAATTCTTTATTTGTTCGCTCATAGCCTGAATCTGCTGTTGCAATAATTGCTTTTCTTCTGTTCTTCTCATAATGCCTTCCTTGTCAAACAGTTCAGGATTCTTTTTTAATACTTCATATTTATCAACAATACCCATTTGGTATGCCTCTAAATATACTGCAAGCTCTGCATACTTACTAGACGGCATAGTAGAACCAGATTCTATTCTTACATCATGCTGGTCTAACATGTGCCTTTCTTTTTTTAAGTCAAGTATTGCACCAGAAACATCAGTATAAAAATTAGCCATTACTTCTGTAATGTTATTATTTGGCTGTGTTAGCCTAAAAATCTTTTTGTAGGTATAGTGCCCTTTAGATAGGTTGTACAAAACTTTACCAAGTTTATTGATACTAAACTCTATATCTCTCAGTTTTGACTTTGGCCTTTCACTACCAAGTGCAATCATTCTTTCGGTAGCCCTCATAGTCTCAGGGGCTTTCTCAGCAAATCCATGCATCATTTCTGGAAGACCAAAAATAAAATCTATGTAAAACTCTGACTGCTGTATCAGCCTATAGAACTCACCAGCTAATGGTTGGGGGGCTGGGTAGTGCGGTTCGCCTTGGGATGAATCGACTTCGATAACCGCATTGGGATTGGCCCAGTCTTTCTCTAGTTGATCTATGTCATCCACACTACCCAGAGGTACTAATAATTTTAAACCGGCCGAAGCCTGTGCATGTGAAAGGGCTAGAGACCAAAGCTTGTTTAGCAGGCGTTGCATAGGCCTTGCTCTTGAGACATCTGACTTGGGGTATGGTGTACCAGTCCATATATTTGGTAGCGGGACTATCGGATAGTCATCAGTATTTAATATTTGCTCATATAGAACAACCTCACCCATAGAAGCACAAACTTTTACTCTAGTCTGTAATACCTCTATTGTCTTGTAGGAACCGATCTCTATTGCTTCGCTGTTTATTTGAAAGAAAACAGCATACTCTTCCTGAGATAAAATATCTTCTTCTTGGGTTTTCATGTTGATAACCCTGTAAAAAGGAACTTTAACTTTATAAAATCTTTCTAATACTTGATACTTTTTTACCTGATAGTAATCCTTATCTTTTACATCTGCTGGTGTAAACACAGACATAGAATTTTTATTTTGAGAAGATGGGTAATCTTCTTCATCGTATGTAAAACCAGATATGTCGTTTATCAATCCCGGTATTGTTTCTCCTGTTAACGGGTCTACTTTATCTCCTAATTCAGGGTAGAGGTTGACGGCTTGCTCACCTGTTAGGATGGTGGAAAGGATAAGACCATCCGAGTCGCTGAACCACCTATCTCTTGAGCTGGGAGATGCGTAAACTCTGAAGGGGTCAATATATGTGAACTTGACATCACCTCTACCAAAATCTGATTCTGAATCTATGTAAGCATACATGTAACCCATTCCAGTGGTTGCATAGTCCTGTATGGCTTGCTTCATTTGCCAGTCACCATCTGAGTTTTGCCATATATAACCCATGATCGTTCTCCATAAAGTTGCCACTTGAACATCGGCATCTTCTCTAGGAGTTATGGTAAATGCTGGAGGGCGAGATGTAAGAACAGCTTTGAACTTTTCTATAGCCGCAGATATCCTATCCATTGGTATATCTGCTTGATTTCTTTGTGCTAGTTCGTCAGATTCATCCTGACTAAAATGATTCCCAAGATAAAAATCAATGTCTCTACGGGCTTCTGTATCCCAATCAGAGCGTGAGTCTCTCCACTGCCTGTATAGCTCTTCGTTATATACGGCCCTTGAGTCTTTTTCCATATTTACCGTAAAGCCTCAAGAGGGTCTTCCTGACCTTCTCTCATCATTCCCCGCATCAATGCTTCTCTACCTCTTTTCATCATTTCCATATTTAACATCTCTTCCATATCTCTGTTCATAGTTGGCATCTGCATACCTTCAGACTGGATTGGGGTGTTTATAAGAGAGTCAAGAGAGATTGGATTTATAGATTCTTGCATTGAAGGGTCAGCCATCATAGCCCGTAATCTTAGCAACTGCAAAGACTGCATAGCACTATCTTCTATTGCCTGATTTTTCATCATTTGGCTCTGCATAATGCCTTGCTCCAGTGCTTCTTCTGCACTCATACCACCAAGTGTTTGACCTGCATACATTTCAGGACTTGCTTGTCTCATTCCTATTTGCAGTGGATCATCCATAGGGGGAGGTGGAGGGCCTATCATTCCGCCATCTTGGAATCCAAGCAATCCCATAATTCCTTTTCTCTTCCTTGGTGATAGGTACTCTTCTATCATAGCTACAGGAATAGAGTCTTGAGGAGACATATTCATCTTTCCAGCGGCATCAATAAATGTTTGAGGTCTAAGAGATGACAATCCATCAGCAGTGGCTTCTCCAGAGTAATATCTCAAGCCACCGCCACCACCAACTTGCTCAGCGGGTACAGACAAAACTCTTCTCATAGTATACATACCATCATCCATATCTAGCTCTGCTTTATCAAAATCTGCCCCTATACCACGAAAAACATTCCTAACAGCTTCGCCACCCTCTTGATAGCTAGACATAGGCTTTTTCATCATGCCACCGCCCATCATACCCATTAAATTATCTTCTACCATACCGCCATCTTGCATGTACCCCATACGATTTCTAACTTTTTCAGGTAGCTTCGCCAATCCGGGGTTGTCTTCTGGAACTGGTTTTAGCTGTCCGCCTTTTGCCATCATCATCATTTGGTCTTTAACCATACCACCATGACCATACTCTTCAGCCATGCCTCCCATCTGCATAGGCTTAGGGCCAGCATTGACCATTCCACCGCCATACATAGCTTTCATGTTTGACATTGTAGCCATTTTTATTAGTCTATCTATGCTAGAATGACCACCCTTTTCTGGCATATCGTTAATTTTTTCAAGTATTGGAGCACCAATCATATCTACCGCCTCTTTACGAATAACGAACTCACCGGGTGTAAGTATTGCTTTTACTGTATCTGTAGTTCCGGGCATTATTCTTTTATCTCAAAATGTGGAAAATCATCAAATCTATTATCTTTTACTTCCCATCTCCCATTTTCTGAATACATATCCCAGTTGCCACCCCATCTTATCTTAATCCCCATACTGCGAGCAATGCCAATAACGAACCCAGCAAAGAGGGTTTGTCTTTCCCTGTCTTCCCAATCCACAGGATAAGGGGTAACGTCAACGGCTTTAGAAGGGTTAATATTATGCCTGCCGTTAGGATACTTAACCTTAGTACGCTTCTCATCATATAGCTTATTTTGCCTTTCCTTGTTTCTGTAACCTTCTAAAATAGAGCAGTCAACGTGCTTAATGACCTCATTAAACACATCTTGCAATCGTTGGTCACAAGTTGCTAATCTTCTTTTTGATCTTGATGAGTACCTTGGCATGTGTGTATTTCGCTATCTTATCTTAACTATAAACTATAGAATATTGCAATACTTTTAAACTCGTGCACCTGTCATCCAGCTATAGGCTTTTTTAGTTATTTTTCTTACCGGAGTAGAATCATCATTGAAAAGAGATTCTTTTTTAGATCGTGAACTCTTTGGTGCTTTTGCAAAGTAGTCCGCATAGTACAGGGCATCCATCACATCATCATTTTTAGGTTTAGGATGCTCAAAGAACTCATCTACCAGTTCTGTCATTTCTCTTTGTATGTATAATTTTTTAGAGTTGACAATAGGCCCAAGAGTTGTTTCAAGCCTGTCTTGCTTTTTAATTCTAGCTGGAGGCTTAACGCCTTTAAATATTCCCGGTAGAAGTCTTTTCTCTTGCGTGGAAAGCCGTGTAACCATATCCCGAACCATCTCCTGTGCCGCAACTGTTTCAATCGTAACTCTACGTACAGGAGTATATTTGTTTGCAAGACGGATAATTTCTTTAGGAACGTCAAATGTAGGTATTCTCTCACGGAAATACTCCAAGACATAGCGATTATTACTGGAGTCAATACCCATAACAAGTATGACTTGGTAGTCAGAAGTCTCAGAAGCTGTTGCCGCAAGGTCAACACCCATGTAGATATTGATCGGGATTGCATCATCACCATCTATAAGATAGTTAAAATTACTTTTACATTCAACCTTTCCGTTGTAATACTGTATTCTATCTATTTTAAACGAAGCATTGGTAACATCTCTAGCATCATTCATGTATTCCTGAGCAAACTTATTTACTAGGCCAGCTTCAATAAACTCTCTTTTCTTAGATTCTAGTTTCTTTTTCGAGAACTGGGATTCCCATAAAGGAATCCCATCCTCTATTGCTCTGTAAAAGTTTACATCCCAAGGATATGTTCTTTTGTCTTCTTTTGCTTTTTTCCAACCATCATACGTCATTTGCAGGTAAGAGTCATAGTGTACAATAGTCCCAGAAAGCCATATCCAGCCCTCATTGCCCGGTGTTTCTTCTAATGCAGGGTACACTGTAGACACAATCCACTTTTTAATGTCAGCACGCCTTTCTGGTGTCTTGGTGTTTAATTCTGATTCAAAGTCATCAAGTACAATACCAGTATACCGTACATCTACCTCTGCCCTACCCCTAAGCCTTTGTGACGTGCCCTTGGATATAACCCTATCTCCTTTTGGGGTTACTAAAT